ATAGCTATATACTTTACACCGTTACTACCGTCAACTGTAATTTCGTCTGTAAAAAATGTTCTAGAGCTTAAAGCTCCTGTACCTTCCATACGAAAACTAAAAAGTTTATTAGCTCCGTCTGCAATAATAAGTTCACCGTAATCAAAGGTAGCTCCTTCAAATATTGCAAACTGACATTGTCCTTGTCCAGTTCTTGCAGTAGCTGACTTACCTGTAAAGGTTGTATAGTTGTCACCACCACCTGCAGATAATTTATTTATTTGTAACCAAGTAATTCCATCTTGACTAAAATAAATATTAGTACCTGCTGTAACTACAACACCATCTGCATAAGGAGTAACACCAAGTATATCTGTTGTGCCTCCTGTAGGTTGTGTAGCACTTGAGCCACCAAACTTTTCATAACCATTGATACGTCTATATCCACCTTCTATAGAGACTTCAAAGTTTCTAAGTTCTCTTGCAACTCCCGGTGTTCTAAGCAAATCAATTGAGTTAGCTGATTTAACTAAACCACCATCACATGCAACGGTATAAGGTTGTGAACGTGCCATAATTTAAAAGTATCTTCTATCGTCTGTCATATACTTTGGCGTAGGATTCATAAGATTAGACTTCATACTTTTCATTCCTTTCTTGTAGTCATCCAATGCAAAAGCAGCCTGTTGTGGACTTTCTTTAAATTGCCAGACATAATATCTCATTCTAGCTGTTACAATATTACTGTATTGCTCTGGTAAAACCATTGAGTCATCGTAAGCTGACAAAGCAGTGGGTCTTACGAAAGCATAAAAGTGTATATTGTAAACTTTATCAGGAATTGGACTTAATCCAAACTTCCTGCTATCTGGAGACTTAATTACAAATTTAGGTTCTCCATATGTTTGTGAGTTAGCATCATCTTCATTCTCACTATCTCTGTAGTATCTTTTCCAATCATCAAGTGTAAGAAATCTTAAACCTTTAGAAACATAAGGAGCTGTTTCTCCACTTACATTGATTGTAGTTACATAAAAATCATCCCAATCTATTGAAGCATAATCTGTAGTGATACTAGAACTATCAGCCTTCAACGTATAAAATCTTTGACCTGCTACTGTAGCAACTGTTACGTTCCCATAAAAAGGGTCAGTACTTCCACTAACCCCAGCAGAAAAGAAAGGTAATTGAGGTTCTTCGTTAGCTATATCAAATATAGATTTATTAACAGTATCTTTTACAAACTTTTGTAATCCTGTAGCGTTTGCAAAGTTTGCAGACGTTAATGGAATCTCATTGAGTTCTCTTAATACTTCGTTAGTTAAATCTAGATATGTAGTAGCCATTATTTTTTATGTACCTTTTGAATTTCAAAGTTTGCTTTTTTACTTGCACCCTTATGAGGTTTATATCCACCTGAAGGGTCTTTCATTAATTTATAAGACTTACCGGACTTCATCCAGTGATAGCCTTTAGGTGCTGCGACTTTCATCTTAGTTAGGTTTTTGAACTTCCATAGCACCGCCCATAGCCATGCCCATTCTTTTTTTGTTCATCATACCACCGCCCATTTTCTTTTTACGAGCCATGCCACCATACATTTTTTTCTTACGAGCCATTCCACCGTACATCATTTTTTTCTTTTCGTTTGGTTTATGTCCTGCCATTTTACTTCTCCACTTTATTTTTTTCGTTATAATATCCCTCTTTTAAGCTGTCATTATATCCAGCACTTTCTTTACACATTTCTTCTTTTTCTTTTAAAGATTTGTAGTAAGAAATATTTCCACTAGGTTTTGGGTTTCCTGTCATATTTTCGTGTTCCATTTTATTCCTCTAAAAAAGGAGGAGTCCTAAGACTCCCCCAAATGATTATTCTTAATCAATACCGTAGAAAGCACTTACTAATGCTTCAGGTCTAAGAACTTTAGCTCCATAAACATGAAGACCTCTCACGATGTCACCAAAAGAGCTTGGGTCTCTTAGTACTTCTGTTGAAAGGATTGTGTTAGCAGTTGCAGTAGATGAGATATGACCAGCTAAACATTTACCAGCAGCATTAGTTGTTGCAGCAATGTTGTTAGACTTGTACATATCAAATCCTCTTAATTTTCCACTAGATACTAAACCATTTCTAATTGAACCTTGACCTGCGTTGAAGTCTACAGATAACAATTTAGAAGAAGCTTGACCTAGAACTTCGTAGAAGTCAGGACCAGCAACGAACCATCTTCCTTCTTCAGGAACATTTTGCTCGTCTAATAGTCTTGCCATTCTAGCCATAACGTCTATTGGGTCATGCTCGTTAGTACCAAAACCAATGTCCAAGTTACCAGTACCGTCAAAAGTTCCAGCAGCTAAGTCAGTAGCATTGTCAGTACCTAACACGTGGTCAGGTGATGAGCTTGAAACTCCTGAGAACATAGTTGCGATAACAGCAGCGTCATATGAATCTCTTAAAGCATAAGCAGCAGATGAACTTGCTACTTCTTTAAAGTTTACATGTGACATATTTGTTTCAATATCATCTACGATGAATTTGAAAGCTTTAGCACTGTCAACAACTAATGTTAGTTCTTGGTCAGTTAGTTTAGTTGCAGTAGTGTCGCTACCTCTGGTATAATCAGAGACAGAGATTACTGGTTCTTTGATGATTTTTACTGAGTCTCCGTAGGCAGAAATCTCACCGGCATAGTCGGTGTTAGTAATAGCTTCTACAACCGAAGATTTTCTAAAGAAGTTTAAAACCTTTTTAGAGTAAACGGAAGGTAGGAAGAAACTATTAGTTTGTCCAGCTACGGAGTTAGCAAAGTTAGCATCAGTATCAGTTGCGGGTTCAAAATATTGAGCCATGATACATTCTCCTTGTAGTTAAATATAGTTTACTTTACGATTCTGCCTTCTTGCATTGCATCTGATATTTCCTTTTCGTATTTATCAAATTCTGCAACACTCATGGCAGCAATCTCCTTTTCAGACCATATCTTTTGTTGTTTAGGTTCTACACTTGTTGTTTTTGTAGAGACCATATCAGCAGCAGATTTTCTAGTCTGTTTAGAAGATGACTTCGTCTTTGTAGGTTCTATACCAAAATCTTTTTTAAACAAATCTAAAGCACGTGAAGCTAAGTCAGCATCGTCAGCGTTATTGTATATCCAATCTTGGATAGACTTAGGCTGTTCTTTTGCCCAACCATGAAAATCATCACTGTTTCTGATATCTTCAAAATCAGGATGTCTTTCCATCAACCTTTTTTCTGCATCTTGTCGTACTAACTGATTCTCTCTTTCTTGAAGTTTACTAAGGCGTTCTTCTAGAACTTTTGCTTTAGTCTCACTTTGCATGTGAGCAACAGTTTCTACAACTTCGTAGACATCAGGATATTGATTCTTAAATTGTTCGAGTTCTTCTTCAGTTTTTGGAGCCTTATATTCAGTTCTATTTTTAGTAGCTTCTTCTATAAGTTCCTGTTCCCTAGTTTTAAACTCATTAAGTTTACTATCGTAATGTCTTTTTAAATCATCGTATCTTTTTTTGTAGTCTGGTTTCTTATAAGGTGTATCCTTTTTAGTTTCCAGTTCCTCAGTATTTACACTTCCTTCAGCTTCAACTTCAGTAATGTCGTTGCTATTAAAAAGTTTATTTTGAGGCTCTTCAAAATACAAAGATTCTGATGATACAAAAGGTTTATCTTCTGTGTGCCATTCTTTTTTCGCATTATAAGGATTTGGCGTTTCCTCTGCTTGGACTTTATTAGTCATTTTCTTTTCTCCTTACTCAGGGCTTCGTTTAACAAGGTAGCTGCGTTTGTCGACTGTGCAGGGCTTGTTCTTGTAAAGGTAGCCTTTCGGGTTAATATAAAATAAAGTGCCGAATATCTTCGGGTAGCTTTATCGTTTATCTAGCTAACTGGTGATGCTTTACCTGACATCAACCTTTGTGTTCTTAGTTCTTCAACCAAGTCTTCCTCTTCTTCTTGAGAAGCTTGAGAACCGACAGTTGGTTTTTCAACTCTTACTACTTGTGTTGGTATATCAGATTCGGTAGGTTCAACTTTAACAGTTTCTTCTTCCATCATCATACCACCAGTTTGCATTCCTTGTCTTTCATCTGCTTTCATTTCTGCATCTTTCATCATTGCCATTAAATTGTCAGCTCCGATTTCTTCTACAGCTTTTGCAGTAAAGACAAATTCTCCATCAGATAACCTAGCAGGTATACTGTCAGAGACTCCTGAACCCGGACCTTCAACAGGACCAGCTCCAGCAAATTCTTGAGCAACATCTATGACTTTATCAAATAGCATAGCTAGTTCCTCATCTTGTTCTAGTTTGGACATAAGCATATCTTCTTCTTCTTCTGTTAATGCTTCTTCCATAATAAACTGTGTATATCCATCTTCCATGTCATCATCAGACTCCATTTCAGATTCCATTGGTGGTGTCATAACCATTACCATTTGGT